ATGAGCGAATGCACAAGCTTGAACGACTACGAAGCGAAGTACAAACGGAACGCGACCATCACCGGAACAGGTATGTCGACGTCGATGCACGTTCCTTGTCCGTTCTGCGCTGAACGAGATTTCATGATCCATCGAATCGTCGACACGCGCCTTGCCTATATTGCCGGCGCGATCTGCGATCACTGTGGTCGTGGTTGTCGTGCGCTGTACAAAGACACTGGTCACGGCGGCATGTCTATGGAGTTCGTTCAGACTACTGGTATCGATCCTCCTTCCTTCGTGCCGCACATGCGCCGCGACCCGCCGCCGGCCGCTACCACGTAGCGCAGTGGTTGACGCCTTTTATTCGCCTCTAAACGGGTCCCAAGTAGCCGGGGGCCGGTCAGGGGTAACGGCGAGGTCGCGGGGTACCCAGCGACTAGGGGAAAAGCACGGACTTGATTTTCTTTTGGGCAAATTGGCTAAACGAAAAGAAAAACCGGAGAAGCCGCGGATCGTCGGGATCAAACAGATCGCCGAAAAACTGAATCTGACGCCGAGCAGAATTCAACAGCTCGTGCAAGAAGGGCTCCCGAAAAAACTCCGCGGAAAGTACGACGTCGATGAATGCACGGGCTTCTATATCCGCTACCTGCAGGCACTGGTCGAGAAAAAGGTGATCGTCGACGCCGGGGGCGAGGCGCTCGCGAGCGAACGCGAGTCTCGGCTCCGCTTGCTGCGCGCCGACGCGGAGCTGCGCGAGATCGAGCTCGCGCGGGAGCGCGGCCAGCTCGTCTCGATCGTCGACGTCGAGAAAGAAATGATCGAAATGATCTTGACCACAAAGGCGCGCGTGCTTGCGATCGCTGCGCGCGTCGCGCCCGAGCTCGTCGGCGAAAACACGCGCTTGATGATCCAGGCGAAAATCGATCGCGAATGCCGTGAGGCGCTGATGCACCTATCGAAAAAAGAGACGGGATCGTGACGACGCTCGAAAGCCAAACCCACGCCTCGGCGCAGGTCAATTTTCAGGCGATGCTCGCCGGCGCCCGTGAGTTCAACAGGCCGCCGCCCGACATCAAAATTTCCGAGTGGGCGGTGCGAAACCGCGTACTCCCGAAGGGCACCTCGTCGAGACCTGGTCCCTTCCGGCCGGAAAAGTTTCAGGTCGAAATGATGGACGTGATTCTCGACCCGCTCATTCACGAGGTCGTGGTCATGAAGTCGACGCAGATCGGCTACAGCGACGCGGTCCTGAACAACATCTGCGGCTATTTCATCGACGTGGATCCCAAGGCGATCATGATCGTGCAGCCAACCATCGACAACGCTCGGGACTACGGGAAGAAACGCATCACGCCGATGATCGAGTCCTGCGCGGCACTCCGCGAGAAAATAAAGCCGCCGACGACCAGGCGCTCGGGCAACACGCTCGCGCTCAAGGAATTTCCCGGCGGGTTTTTGAAACTCACGGGCGCGAACTCCGGCGCCGGCCTGCGCTCGGATCCCGTGCCGATCGTCCTGCTCGATGAGATCGACGGCTATCCGATCGACGTCGACGGCGAGGGCGATCCGGTGACGATCGCGACGCGGCGGACCGACAGTTTCGCCGATTACAAAATCCTAAAGGGCTCGACGCCGGCGAAGCCGAAGGGAGTCTCGGCGATCGAGCGCGACTACCTCCGATCGGATATGCGGCGGTTCCATGTTCCGTGCCCGACCTGCGGGACGATGCAGGCGCTCGAGTGGCGCGATGAAGATCCGATCACCAAGGTCACCAAGTCGTACCGGCTTTTTTACTCCGTCGACTCCGACAACCAGGTGGATCCGGCGAGCGTTGCCTATGTCTGCGCCGCGTGCGGCCGGAAAATCCCGGAACGATTCAAGCAGCAGATGCTCTCGGCCGGCGAGTGGATTGCGGAGCATCCCGACCGACCGGTCGTCGGCTTTCACCTCAATGCGCTCTATAGTCCCTGGCGCGACAACTGGGCGGCGCTCGCGCAGGAGTGGCACGAGGCCAACCGCGAAAACAATCCCGAAAAATTGAAAAGCTTCGTAAACCTGCGCCTCGCGGAAACGTGGGAGGAGCAAGGGGACTCGGTCGAGGCGCTCACTCTTAAAAGCCGGCTCGAGCCGTATCAGGCCGAAGTACCCGACGGCGTCGGCCTGCTCACCGCGGCCGTCGACGTCCAGAACGATCGCCTCGAGGTCGTCGTCAAGGGATGGGGCGAAAAAGAGGAGAGCTGGTTAATCGCCTGGCAACAGGTATTCGGGGATCCCGGACAGGAGGCGGTGTGGAACGAGCTCGACTCTTTTCTGATCTCGACGTGGGAGCACGGCTCCGGGCAGAAAGTGAAGATCGCCTCGACGTTCATCGATTCCGGCGGCCAGCACGCCGACTCGGTCTATCGGTTCGTGCGCGCGCGCCAGCATCGGAGAATTTACGCGTTGAAAGGCTCGAGCGAGTCGGGGAAGGAAATCCTCGGCAAGTTCAGCGTGAATAACAAGTACCGCGTGAAACTGTGGCTGATCGGGACCGACACGGCGAAGGATCGCATATTTGCTCGGCTGAAAATCCCCACGCCGGGACCAGGGTTTATGCACCTACCCGATTTCGTCGAGACCGAGTACCTCGAGCAGCTCACCGCGGAGAAAGCGGTGCGCCGGTACCGCCGCGGGAAGGGCACGATCCGCGAATACATCAAGACACGAGCTCGGAACGAGGCGCTCGACCTCGAGGTCTATGCGCTGGCCGCGCTGTATGTGCTCGGACAGGCCACAATCCGCAAGCTCGGCGCCTTAGCTACCGAGCTCGCCAAGCCGCCAGGCGGCGATGATAGGGGGTCGGGCGGGCAACAGGGCGGCTCGAGCGGGCCATCCGGTAACCTCGGGTCGGGCAGCGGTGGGTCGTCATGGGTCCAGGGATGGCGCGGCTAAGGCTTTTTCTTGAGGCCCGCCAAGTACTGCGTGATCGCTTCGCGAACCAGAAAGCCGACGGAACGCTCTTTCTCGCGAGAGAGCGCCTCAAGCGCCGCTTTCTGTTCCGGTGCGACCAGGGAGAAGATCCCGAGCTTCCCGTTCTTAAACTTTGCTTTCTTCTTCATCGTCCTAGACCTCCTAGTACACCACACCTAGCCTATAAGGCCAATAGAGTCAACAGTGGACCTTATCGACAGTACTATAGTGTAAACCAATAGAGACCGATAAGCTCTCTATATGGACATACTAAAGCAGATCGTGGAACTAGCCGGCGGACGGTGGGTCGGGATTCAGCAGTTCGATTCCGGCGATTGCTGCTGTTCGCCGATCCGATCAGCGGCTCGACGCTGGCGATCAACGGCGGAGCGGTCACGATCGCCGGCGTGCAGCAAAAGATGGACGCCTCGCGCGCGCGGTTTGCGACTGGGAAACAACAGTGAAAGGTACCATCGCCTTGAACTTTCTCTCGTTCCAAACTCTTTCTTGGAGGCTGTCATGAAAATCCTAGCTCTGGTTGTTCTGTCGGTCCTGTTCGCATCGGTCGCGTCGGCTCAGATGAAGACTGCGGATGCGACCGTGTTCGGCCTTCATCTCGGAGAGAAGTTCTCCGTCCCCGAATGCGCCAGGTCAAAATCCAGTGACGCGAGTGCAGTGGAGTACGATTACGAAACCCCGTCTTCCCCGTGTTTCGAGGTTGATCCCGTCCTTCGGAAGGATCTGAGGGAATTCGGTGGCTCGATCCCGCCTCCTCCGAACGCGCCTGTCCTGAACGATGAAAATACTAAGATCCACTTTCCGAACAACATGCTCGCAGATCTAACCCTCGACCTCGAGGCCGAGATCATCGATGGGAACCTGGAAGGCGTTTTCATCGGCACGGATGGACTCACATCACAAGATCGCATTCTCGCGACGCTCAAGGCGAAGTATGGCGATCCCACTGTTCTTGAAGAACAGAGAAAACAAAACGCGATGGGCGCTGTGTTCAATTGTCACCACGCGAGCTGGCAGTTCGACAACCTTGTTGTGACGTTCCTTGGTGCGGCGGACCAAACAGACGTTGGAATTGTCAGCATTGAGACGAAGAAGCACGCCGAATTTCGCAGGACGAATAGTGAAAGAGTTCAGGCCGAAGCTCCCAAGCTCTAAATGTCTCCGAGCCATCGGAGTATAATCGCCGCCTCAAACCCAATTTGGAGGCGGCGATGTCCACCGAAACAGAAAAAGAAAAGCATCCCAGTCATGAGCAAATTGAGGAACGCGCCTACCAGCTCTACCTCGATCGCGAGAGCAAGGACGGCAGCGACGTCGAGGACTGGTTCGAGGCGGAGCGCGAATTAGAATCCTCGATCGGCTTGGGCGAGACTCTAAAACCTCTCTCTAAAAAAGCCAAGAAGCCATCGGAGTAAGTCTCTACTTGGTGGGCGGGCACGAATGAACCTACTTTGATTCGTGCCGCCCAACATCCCGTACAGCGTTCCCCGCCACTTCCCCGCGGGGACGACCGTGCAGTTCATCCGCCAGTTTGACGATTTCAGTCCCGCCGATGGCTGGATCTACACGATCTATCTGAACGGGCTCACCGTAAAATTCAACAAGGCCGGCGTAGTCGAGGACGACGGCGTCAGTTTCCTGGTTACGTTCCTTCCGTCTGACACCGAGGCGCTCGCGCCGGGCCCGTATCGCTACTGCGAGCGGCTGACGAATCCCACGCTCGACCCGCCGCAAACTTTCGACGTCCGCGGTGACGAGCTCGTGATCAACGTCGAGCCGGACGCCGCATCGTCTCCCGCCGGCACTTACCAAACCTTTGAAGAGAAAACCTTAGCCGTCATCGAGGCCGCGATCGCTGGCAACCTCACGGGCGGGATTCAGAGCTATCAAATTGCCGGGCGCGCGGTGTCGAAGTACAACCTCGTGGAACTCACGCAACTCCGCGGCCGATTTCGCGCGGCCGTGTGGCGGCAACAGAATCCCGGGCACCTCGGCGTACCGTATGAGGTTT